TATACATCTATCTGGCTGAATAGTTACACTAATTCCTGCAATTGCATCAGAACTATAACTTAAACTACCAAAGTCAACATTTGTTAATATACAACCTTCAAGTAACCATTTTTCAATTACAACTCCTGTTGGGTCAAGCATTTCTAAGGTTAAATTTTGTTTATATCCTGCAGCGTAGCCGGACCTACCTGTAACTGATTCAGCATGTAATCTAACCCACTCCATTAAGGCTTGTGAAGCTGATGGTCCAATTGGATCCCTAAACTTAACACTAATAGTGTCCCACTTAAATCTTCCTGAAACAAATGTTGATGTATTCAAGAATTGTATCTCTGTTGAAGCTATGCTAATCTTAGGTCTTGATGCTGTTTCAACAAACCATTCATTTATACCCATACTTGATGGAAACCTCAAAATGAACCTATTTTCCCTTTTTGGTTCGTATGGTAGGGGGATTTTTGTTAATAAATCAGCCATATTCTATTTTTTTAATTTTTTTTATAATATTTATTGTTATCTTTGTTATGAGTTTATTCTCATACATTTTATAAATATCAAGTAAATAGAAAAAATATGAATTTAATAATTTTTTTTACAACAGATAATAAATCAGGGTACAAAACAAAAGGATCTTATCTTAAAAATAACTATAATGATTTGTATCATGAAATACTGAATTACACCTCACATTTTAAATCTATGACATTTAAAACAAAAATATGGCACTACATTCATAAGGCAAAAGAAGTTCCAGTATGCATAAAATGTGGGGTTCAACTTAAATTCAAAAGATCCATTACTGAAGGATATGGAATATATTGTTCATTGCTTTGCACAAATTCTGATATTAACCACATCAATAATGTTAAGATAACAAATAATGAGAAATATGGTGGAAACTCACCAATCCATTCTAATGATATAAAAAAGAAGATAATGGATACAAATATGGAAAGATATGGATTTTCAAATATGTTCCAAGATGTAGATAGAATTAGAGAAAAAACAATGCAGAAATATGGTGTTGACCATACATCAAAATTAGATGAAACAAAAGAAAAAATAAAAGAAACAAATATTCAAAGATATGGTGTAAGCACCCCAATTCTACTAAATGAAAGTAGAAAGAATAGAACAAGACAAGGTATTGTTAATTTTGAAAAAAAATATAATCATTTAACCATCATAAATCCAAGTGGTAAAATGGTTGAGTTAGTGTGTGAAGTATGTAAAGAAAATTATATAATATATAGAAATATATTACATTACAGATATGCTAATAATATAAACCCCTGCTCAATTTGTAACCCTATTGGTGAATTATCTTCAATCAAAGAAAATGATTTATGTCAATTTTTAATTGAAAATGAAATTGACTTTATCAAAAATGATAGAAGTGTATTAAATGGAAAAGAAATTGACATCTATATCCCCAAGCATAACTTAGCCATTGAATTCAATGGGGTTTACTTTCATTCAAATGTATTCAAAACAAATAATTATCATTTAGAGAAAACAGAAATTTGTAATTCAAATAATATCCAGTTAATCCACATATTTGAAGATGAATGGGATAATAAGAAAGAAATTGTTAAAAGCATTTTATTGAATAAATTGAATAAAGTTGATACTAAGATTCATGCAAGAAAATGTGAAATACATCTGGTTAAGACAAAAGATAAAACAAAATTTTTAAATGATAATCACATACAAGGAATGGTTGGAAGTTCCATTAATCTTGGATTATATTATAATAATGAATTGGTTTCATTGATGACCTTTGGAAAAAAAAGACTTGCTCTTGGAAATAAAAAATCAAATAATGATGAATATGAACTTATTAGATTTTGCAATAAGTTAAACACCTCTGTGGTAGGGGGTGCATCAAGATTATTGAATCATTTCATTAAAACTTATAAACCAATTGAGATTTTAAGTTATGCTGATAAAAGATGGAGCAATGGAAATTTATATAAAAAAATGGGCTTCATTGAAGTTAAATCAACTAGCCCAAATTATTTTTATGTAATAAATAAGAAAAGAAAAAATAGATTTGAATTTAGAAAAGATATTTTGGTTAAAGATGGTTTTGACCCAAATAAAACAGAATTTCAAATAATGGAAGATAGGGGTATTCCAAGGATTTATGATGTTGGTAATTTCCTATTTAAATTAATTTTGTGAAAACTTAATTTATCTTCAAAAAAGACTATTTACTTTTTTTATAAGATGATTTAATATTATATATATTATATAACTATTATTAATAGTATTATAACTATAATATTAATATAATTATTTATCTTGATTAACTTTTTCTTTTTCACCTTTATTTGTTGAATATATTGTTAATCCTTTTCTATTAACTTTATCTTTCATAACTTCAATATTTTTAGGATCATCATCAGAAAATCCTATTGTGAAATTCAATATACCACCTTTTTCTCCAAACATATCATTTTTAAAGTAAAATGCTTTTTTGATTTTTTCTGACATTTCTTCACAATAATCATAGAATTCATTTAATGCTTTAACTTTCTCAATTTCAGGATTTGCAGCACTACCAGATCCAAATGACACCGGATAGAATTTACATAAATCCAAATATTCATCAATAATATCATCATATTGATTTTCTGGTGCAACTAAATCCCTATATTTCTGTAAGTTTTTAATTAACTTTTGTTCATCAATTCCATGAAATCCATTATTAATATATTTCTTAACACCTTTCTTCAAAGTTTCAGGATTATGCCCCCTGGCTGTGATAATTGAAAAAATTGAACCATTATTAATTGCTTCTTTAAAATCATCAAAAGCTGGACCTTTCTTTGCTATAAGCACATCAGATAGAAAATCCTCATCACCTGTAACTGTAAATTGTCTAAATGGTAAATCAGCATAATTAACTATTGTTGCACCTCTATACTTAAATTCATTTTTTCCAACATCACCTCTATATTTTGCAAAGTCATGTGTTGACATCCCAACTTCATCATTATTATTATCAAGTAATATTATTTCTGTTGGCATATATACAATATTATCATCCCAGTCAAAAGCATAATACTTCATATCTGGAGTTGATTTTTCATTAAATTCATTAATTATCTTCATATTATTTTATTTTATAAATATTTATAAATCCAAAAAAAAATGGTTGCCCAAATTTAATGAGCAACCAAGTTAATTTAAAATTCCTCTATAATAATTGGAAGGTTTTCTGTTTTGAATTTCCAAAATTCTGCCATAAATTGTGCTCTAAACTTATATTTGGGGTCTGTATGATAACCAGATTCATAAACACATTTGCATATGCTTTCATATAATTGTTTCTTTGGTAATTTATAATTTGCTTTCTTGCAGTCATAATATCTACCTGAATTTAATACTTTAGCCCAAGCCTCAATTCCTTCTTGAGTATTTTTTGCACTCATAAATTTTGCTCTCATAGTTACATTTTTTCCCCTTATCACTTCATAGGTTCTATATGTCACAGAACCATACCCCTTAAATGCCTTCATTCCCCCTGCATTTGCGTGCAGTCGCCATAAGTTGGTCTCAATGCCATTAGTGGTTGCCTCAATGATAAAGAATGAATAGAGCATAGATATGGGGAATTCTGTTAATAGATGTAAATTCATTAACATACTCTCATAATGAAATGCCATCCACATTCTCCTCATCTGAACCAAAGTGGCTTTATCCAAATTTCTAAATCCATTAATTTTAAGATGTTTTCTTAATGCAGTCTTATCCATATTTTTAATATCATAAACATATGACCTTTTTCCATAAGCATCCTCATCAATTATTGTAACACCTTCAAGCACATCATTTTCTGGTATGATTGATTCTATTGTATCAACTTTCACTTTAATGGGTTCAATCACCTTTTCAATAAAAACTGTTTCTTGTTGAATTATTGGGAGATAAGATTGTTTTTCATATTTAATTTTGCTTGGGGTATATATTACCCCCAATAAAAATGAACCCCATAATCCAAATGCAATATACATTGCAACATTGGGGTTGTTTTTTGGTAAAGTATTTTTTTTCATTAATTTATATATTATATATAAAAATAATACTTGACATAACTAAAGTAAAGTAATTGCTCATAACATATAAAAAAACCCCAAATCTAATTAAAGAAATGGGGTTTGTTGGAAATATCCATCATTATCAACCATTATGGTATTTAATGATGGATATAATCATCATTATATATCTTCAAATGAAGCACCAGTTAGTCATTTTGATGTAGTTTTAATTCAAATTTTAATGAACCACAATCCCATATTTTATCATAACCATTTTCAAACATTATTTCAGATTCAGTTTTATTTATATCAAAACCTTCTTTTACTAATACATTCTTTCTAAATTGGTATCTATGCAATCTACTTTGATAATTTTTTTTATACACATACCAATAGTTGGGGGGTGTCTTTGAAACAAAATCAAAATTATTTTTCTTATAAATATTATTATCAATATCAATACCTGACCATCTTATATCAGCATATGATATAATTCTACTTGGATTATATTTGTTAATAAAAAACTTCAAACATTTTCCAAAACCCCCAATAACAGATGTGTTAATTATGGAACAAGATCTATATAATTCATAAGAATTTTTATCCTTATCCATTCTTGGTTTTCCAAATGCTGAAACAAAAACCAATTTATTGTCATAATATAATCCAATTTTTATTTTTGATGATATATTTCCTTGTATATGATTTTCATTTAAAAAACTTGAAATATCTTCATTTGAAATATCCCTAACTTCTGTTTTTCTTCCTGGTATAACTATTGGTGATTTACCAATTGATGCCATAATTTTTGATTCAACAATTTCTGGCTTATGAATAATTTCATCCTCAAAAATATGAACTAATTTTATGTTTTTATTTTTACATAAATTTGTTTTATTTATATGATAACCTTTTAATTTTCCCCCACCATATTCAGAATGATAATAATTACCATTTAATTCAAATGCTATGTTATATTGGGGTAAAAAATAATCTAATTCAAATGGTTTAATTATTGTTCTATTATTTTTGATGAACTCAATATTGTATTTAGTCATTATTTTCTCAAAAAAAACATTTAAATTATTATTGCTAACAATTGGATTACAAACTGGGCATTTTATTGTATAATTTCTAAAATATTGAGTATGTTCAAATATGCTATTACATTTTACACATTTTAATTGTGCAACACCTTTTGATTCAATTTCATCATTTATTAAAATTAAATCCAAATTAGCCATTCTACTCCTAACATTTTCTAATCTTATTTTTCCTTGTTTTTCCTTATAGTGATTAGATTGTTGGTATGTTTTTGTTCCATATTTTTCTAAAATATGAGCCTTCATATTATCTTTTGTTTTTTGTAATTTAAGTGAACTATCAACCCCATACCTATCAATCATTGTTTTCTTCGCTTTATCTTTAAATTCATCTAACCTTAAATGAAACCCACCATATTTTTCATTTAAGGTTCCATTAAATTTTTCTCTATTATTATAATTTTTATCCCCATATTTTTCAAGTTTTGTTTTACTTCTCTTGGCAACAATTTCATCTTTATTCAATTCGATTGCTTTTTTTGATAATGAAACTACTCTATTCTTTTCATTTTCATTTTTCATATAATGGTCAACTCCATATCTTTCAATTGAAGTTTGTTTTATTTTCTCTTTAACAGAATCAAGTTGAGACGCATAATTAACTCCATATTTAAGCATTATTGCTTTTTTTGTTGCCTCAAATTTAATAACTCTATTAACTTCCATAGATCCCCATTCTTTTCTACATTCATCTGAACATAATTTATTAGGTTGTATTTTTCTAACTTCAAATTCATTATTACAACATACACAATTTCTTTTTTCCCAATACTTTGGATTTTTTTCTTTTTTTTCCATCTACTAGTTGTTTAGAATATAAATATACACAAATAAACCAAAAAACAAAACCCCCAAATCTAATTAAAAAAATGGGGGTTTTTGTGTTAAAAATTAAACATTATACATCTTCAAATGAAGCACCAGTAGGGGTTATCACAAATTCAAGGCTAATAAACTCAAGAGACCTTGTAGGTTTAATATATATTTTTCCACTCATTGTATTTCTATCAATATCCTCTGGGTCATTTGAAACCGTAACACGGAAATCTGTCAATCCACGATCCCTTCTAATTCCATCAAGAATTGGATTTACGGTGTCCAAAAACTGTTGCCTAACTATCTGGTCATTTTGTTCAAAAAGTAATCTCACAGCAACCGCAGAGATTAATTTACGCGCTTGCAATAACAATCTACGAACATTAATTCTATTTAATGCTGATTCTCTAACTTGCAAGGTTTTATTTCCCCAAATCACAGTATTCACATCAGAGAATGTTGCAATTGGATTTATTCTTCCTTGGTATAAAGTATCTCTATCATCTTGTGTTAACTTTAACCTTGCCTTAACAGAATTAACTAAACCCCTATTATAACCTGCTGATGCAAACCAAGGGAATGCCACATTATCAGTTAATGCCAAGTTTCTACAAACCTCTGCTGTTGGTGGGATATAAACTTGGGTGTTATTAACTTGGTCTCTAACCAAAATCCAAGGATAATATGTTGCTGTATAACTTGAATCAATATTTGTTTCCTCCAAGGATACAATGGATTCTTGGGGGTAAATAACATCATTCACATTTGTTGTCAATAAATTTGCATCAGGTGTTGTAACAATGTAAATGGCATCTGCTCTATCTGATTCAATCATATCAATTGAATTTTCAACCAGATTGCTATTATTCACATAATCAATACCTGGTGTAACAAAAACATTTATATTTGTTGATTCTGGGTTTTGGTATGTTAAAATACCTTTTAGATATGCATAATAATCTGTTGTTGCAAAATCAATTGTTCCATCACCTTCTGTAATTTCCTTAAATGTTCCTTGACCTGTTGCTGCTGCATATTTGCCTGGAACAGATAATGCTCCCCTCATATAGTCAGTTCCACCAATCTGATAGGTATCACCATTTGTTCTTTTTTCAGAATAAACATCCCATCCATCAAAGCCACCTTCAAACAATAAAGTGAATTTTCTTGAATATAAATAGTAGTAAGGATTTGTATTAACTTCTGGTTCAACATTGAAACTTCCTGCACCAACCTCAAATGCTGTCTGACCACTTGATGTATATGAGTTAACAATGGTAACAACTGTTGCACCTGAATCCATATGGAAACCTTTTGTAACCACATTCCATTCTGAACCATCTGAAATTATGCTACTTGGATTTTGCTTTCCCTTATAATTTAATAAGGAATTGTCATATCCATAATTTGTTGAAAATCCAAGATATGTTCTTTTCACATTATCAGCTGAAACTGTATTTGATGCTGCAAAAGGTTCATTATTAACCACCTCATTATTATAATAATATCTTGTCTTATATAAAACACTTGGGGTTAATTTTGTTCCATACTTTCTATGGGGATATCCCATAAATCCACAAGGGATGGCATCTGATGGAAATTCATCTCCCATTTCAAGCATAATATATTTTGAAATTAAATTATATTTGCCATCACTTGTTCCAATCTTCTTGCCTATGAAACTATTTTGTGTTTCATCCAAAGTACAATTTGTATATTTTTCCAATACAACTGGTGCTGAATCTGAATCATAATAACTTCTAACCAATACATCAAATGTCCTATTCTTGAATGACATATTTATGATTGATACCTTTGTTTCTGTATTTGCATTGCTTCCATCAGAAATGGAAATAAACTTGAATAGGTTATAAACTTTATTTCCTCTTAATTCAGAAACCACAAATGGTGTCTTTGGGGATTGATATTTCTCAAGATACCATCCAATTGATGTATTACTTCCACTTCTTGCTGATGGCAAATAAGTTAAATCTGTTTTCAAGCCTCTAATATAACCAAGTCTATAAGCCTGATTTAATAAGGTTGGATAATGCTCCTCAACAAAAATTGGCACATCATTTCTATCCTTACCAAAATTATCTGTTCCCAATACATTTGTTATGTAATTTGAATTTGTTGGTTTTAATGAAACATTAAATGTAAAATTGGAACTTGCAGTTGTGCCACCACTTAACACAAAGGTACCAAAGGGGTCTTCACTCAAGGTTGTGCTATTTGCTGCATCAATTGTTAATGTGTTAGCACTTAAACTATAAATCTGACCATGATTTGTGGAAGAATAACTTGTTATACCTCTTGACCTAACTGTTGCAACAACCATATCACTATAACCTGTATATGCTGTTCCAGAGAATACATAAGTGTTTCCTGTTACCGTTCCAGTGAATGAACCACTTGATACATTAAAATTGGTTGTATTGTAATAAAATGAATAACCACTATAACCAGTTCCAGTTGTTCCATTAAATGTTGCATAATACCACAAATCATTTTCATTTGCTGGCTTACCATCACTACCCAAAGGAATTGTTGTTCCAAAATAATTATATTCAGTTAATCCTGACTTTGTTGAACCTGTTATTGTGTTATAAACACTAACTGGTAGTGATCCATAAGTTGATGTTTGTCCAGTTAATGAAGTTGATAAAGCCACATCATTTGCAAATGTCTTTAAGTCATCATAAAATGTTGATGTTGAACCATTGCTTGTTGTATAAGTGTCACCAGAAAATATTGATAAAGTTATACCATTTGGATATGTTCCACCTGTTATAACAAATGTTCCAGTTGTTCCAGTTGTTCCAGTAAATGCTATTGAGAAAGAAGAACCAACAGTTGAATAACCAACAGTTGAATGATTAACATTTGCAATGGTTGTTATTGACCAAGATGGTCCAGCATCATAACCAGATAATCCCAATACTCTTGTAACATACAA